CACATTTATTAAGTCTTTCCAACACAGACTTTACCAGCTGAGGGGAGCTAGTAACAGGGATTTGATACCTGCCACTAGGGTCGTGGCCAAGGGGTTGAATCAAATCGAGAGAGCTAGAACACTCAAAGCCAAGATGGCACGCTTCACCAAGCCGTGTGTCGTGAGTATAGACGCCTCCAGGTGGGATGCGCACGTTCGCGCAGAGCATCTTGAGATAGAACATACGTTGTACAACTATCTCATCAAGGATCCGATACTGAAGCAAATACTGAAGTATCAGCTCAACAATACCGCCTTCACTTCAAGTGGATTCAAATCCAAACAAGAGGGCGGTCGAGCTAGTGGAGAAATAACCACTGGAGACGGCAATGTTATACTCATGATAGCGCTGGCATCAACATCGCTGAGGTGGAGAATCAGGAGTAGACTTGACAACAAGAAGGTTGTGCGTGAAGTCGTCAGATGGTCCCCAGGCCAATGGGACATATTTGATGATGGAGATGACTGTCTAATACTTTGTGAGGAAGATAGGCTGGAAGAGGTCAGGAGCGCGATTGTTGACTTCTTAACCGAGCTTGGATTCTCTATCAAAATAGAGAATGTTGCAACTGAGCTCGAAAAGGTCGTCTTCTGTCAAAGCAATGTTGTATGGGACGGTCAGAAGCACAAGTTCGTTAGATCCCCGTACAAGATCTTGGGGTTTGGTGTGTCAGGAGTCAAGTTCGCGAAGATGGGCAGGAAAGCCATGAAAGCACATTTGACAGCAGTTGGATTGTGTGAGTTAGCCTTGGGGCTGGGAGTTCCAGTTCTACAACCATACGCCTGTAGGTTACTGGAGTTGGGTAAGGGTGGCAGAATCACTGAAGGTGCAATGGAGAATATCCAAAGATTGGCGATGGCCAAAAGGGAAGTACATTGCCAAACACTGGATGAGATGAGGTCACTCAAACCTAGACCAATAACTGAAGAGGCGCGTCTCAGTTTTGCTGAGGCGTTTGGAATTGAGCCGGATGACCAGAGACACATGGAGGACAAGATTGCCCGTATGGACATTCTCGAACTCTTACCACCCATCACGGCTGACCCACGCTGTAACTAGGGCCAGCCCCAGTTAAGGCAAAGCCCACCATGAAAGTTTTCAGATGTAACCACTGTCCACTTGGGAGTATGAGACTCACCACTTCTGAGCAGAAGATGCTCATGCACCAGATCAAATGCCACAAGGGTAGGATCGATTACGACGACATCACCCCGGCTGGGGTTGATGTGCCTGAAGGAGGCAAGTTACAGGAGGGTGCTGCCGGCGAGAAGCCCGAGAGTAAGTTCCCTGGGGTGGGACATATTCTTGGGTGTCTCGTCGATGGCGATGACGTAGTCGTGGAGGCGTCACCGCTGACCCTGGACCCGACCGAGCCGTGCAAGTTGCAATGCACTGCTTGTGAAAGGTCGTACTCCGGCGCGATAGCTG